AGATTAAGACATGAGAATCCCACCAAACCATGACGAACGTGAAAATTTCTACCTGGAATTAGCACAAAAGTGCATGGTTTCAAGGGAGGAGCGTAAAGAGGACTACCGGGTTTTACGCTCTTACTACTTGTTTGGGGCAGGATCGGAAGAACCTCCTGCCTATTTCAACAAGATTCATCCGCACATTGATCAACTCACCTCTTTTCTTTATTCCGCTGAAACCACACGGTTCTCTATCGCACTTGGTGCATCTGTACCTGTTGCCGAACAAAGAAAGACTCCAACACTGACAGGCGCACTCAATGATGAGTGGCTAAATAGCAACGCAGACCAAGTTTTTTCTACTGCGCTTACTTGGTCTTTGGTGTATAACACTACGTTCATTAAATTGGTTCAGAACAACGGTATCCATCCGTACATGATTGAACCAGGTGCAATGGGTGTATTGCGTGAAGATACACCGTACACAGACAGACAAGAAGCAATCTGTCAGCGTTACTACATCACCAAATCAGAATTGTATGCACGACTCTACTCACATCCCAAGCGTGAGAGTATTGTTGCTCGTGTGACAGGCGGTATACGCAACACAACCAATGATGGTGCGAACGGCGGCGATGGTGTTGCCCGTGTCATCTTATCGGCAACCAATCCAACCATCTACGGTAACGTCGAGTTGGACTTGTATGGCATGAATCGCTATCAAGCCCGTGTTGCTGAAGAAACCATTGAGATGCAAGAACTATGGGTGTGGAACGATGAAACAATGGATTACCAAGTGGTCACCATTGCGTCACCAGATGTCATCATCTATGACCGACCCGGTGCATCACTCTTCCTTAAAGGCGAATGCCCCTTTGTGCAGATTTGCCCCAACCCACAGTACGATTATTTCTGGGGACAATCTGAAGTACAAAAACTTATGCTCTTGCAAGGTTTGCGTAACAATCGCATGACTGAGGTGTTGGATATATTATCCAAGCAAGTCTCGCCCCCTACAGCGTTGTCAGGCTATACTGGCATCCTTGATGAAAAGAATTTTGCACTGAACCGAGCAGGTGGTTTGCTTGCGTCGGATATGCCTAACGCAAAAGTTGAGCGTCTTGCTCCCGAAATGCCAAGCAACTTGTTTGAGGTGTTGCATGAAATTGATGATATGTTTTCTGAGGTTTCTGGAATCAGTAACGTGTTATCTGGCAAAGGGGAGTCCGGCGTTAGATCCACTGGTCATGCCTCTCAGCTTGCTCGTCTAGGTTCTAGTCGTGCTAAAAAACGTGCCCTCATTGTTGAAGACAGTCTGGAAAAAGTAGCAACACTCTATCTTAAATTGATGCAAGCCTACGATGCCACGCACTTCAAAGACACTGAAGGTACGCCCTTTATTGCTGAACAATTCACAAAAGATTTTGTTGTGAAAGTTGACGCACACAGCAATAGCCCAATCTTTACTGAAGACACAAAACAACTTGCATTTAACTTGTTTAAAGTGGGTGCTATTGATAAGATGGGCTTGCTTGATTTGGTTGAACCACCAATGAAGCAATTGTTGAAAGAAGATTTGAAGAAGCGTGAGGAGAAAGAAGCTGCGATGCCTAAACCGCAAGCACCTGCTCACAAACCGAAATCTGTTCCTAAGGCGGCGTGATGGCAACACAAGTCCAACCCAAAGCGGATCAACCAAGAGTTTCAACTGAATCGTTGAAAAGAGGTGACGCTTCACCTTCTGTGCAGTATCGTAATGTTGCACCAAAAGATTATTCTCGTAACTCCGCTTCAATGAGAAGTTATGGGCGCAGTAAAAGGTAAAGAATTCTCCGTTCAGGGAATCGGGTATGGCTGCTTTCCCGTTGAAATAAGTGGCCGCTGCTTAAAGGAGTCATTAACATGGCACGCAAAGCTCGCAAAGGTCGTAAAGCTCGCAAGTAATTAACTGGGGAGTAATCCCCGTTAATTGCGGCTAACACCGTCTAGTCCTGCCGAGGGTCGGGAAACTAAAAAATAACTCCTCCCACTTGACTTTCATAGAATTAGTATTAACCTACACACATTCTGATAGGAAATAACTATGGCAGTGCCACCCGACCAGTTGATGCAGTTGATGAAAAGCCAAAAGGATGCCGCAACTCCTGGTGGAGTGCCTCCTGCTGACGCAGCCCCGACCACGATGTCCGACAGTGCGACACCTCCCATGGGTTCGCCTATGTCTACCCCAGAACCCAAGATGGGTAATCGTGAAGCCTCAATGATTAACATTGGTATGGCTACCGATTTGTTAGAACAAGCTCTTCCCGCACTTGGTAGTGAATCGCCAGAAGGTCAGAAGATTCTGAATGCCATTCGCACCATCTCCGGGATTATCGGTCCTCGCAAAGCGAGAACAAACGAATTGCAACAATCAGAAATTTTACAGTTGCTGCAAAATCTGCCTCAAGCAGGTGGCTCATCTCCAGAAGCAAAAGTTATGGCGGGTGCGCCTTCAGTTCCCGGTATGTCACCAACGGGTCAACCCACTCCACCACCTCCAGTTGCTCCTCCCGGTGGAATGAAACCTCCTGGTGCTCCTGGTCTTCCCCCTCCCGGAGGCGGTTTGCCTCCTCCAATGTAAAGGAATCAAAATGGACTTATTTAAACCACGTGGTGCGTCTGCTCCCCGCAATCCAACAGACAACAACCAGAAAAACGGTCAAATCGTTAACACGCCCCGTTATTCACAGTTTGGTGGTCTGACTTCAGCTCCTAAAGCTGGGTACAAAAACATGATGTCGATGTCCCGTCCTGGTGACACGAAGAAAGTTATCTAAAGCATTCTAGGGGATAAACATGAGTAGCTTAGAGAACATGGATCAAAATCAGATTTACGAATTGGCTAAATTGACCAAGACGCTATCTGACAATCCTGAAACCCGCAAAGAACTCTTACGGATGACGAAGAAAGTTAATCCTGACTTAGTTATTCCAGAACTGGAAATCGAAGATTACACAAACCAAAAAATTACCGCTGCTGAAGAAAAAGTTATAGCAATGGAAAATAAGTTGCGTGAGCGTGAGATTCGGGATCAGTTGGAGTCTAAGCGTAAAAAACTCAAAGAGACTTATAACGTGGATGATAATGCTGTGAGCGAAATTGAAAAAATCATGCTCGATCAAGGCATCACCAATCACGATACAGCAGCACAACATTGGGAATGGATGAAGCAAGCTGCTGAACCCACGCCCACTGGCTACAACCCTAATGCAATGAACAAGTTTGACTTGTCAAAGTATTGGAAAAGTCCGCAGCAAGCGGCTCGTAATGAGGCAGCTACTGCATTGCAGGAAATTCGTAACATTGGTCGTAGACCAATTGGTGTGTAGTGAAAATGAACTTTGTAAATAAAACTTGCGTAAATTGCGGAAAAGATTTTTCTGTTAAACCAAGTCTTGTTAACAAAGTTCATAATTGCTCAAAAGTTTGTGGTTATGAAACTAGAAAGAAAAAGCATTTAATTCATACTAAATGCGGAGCTTGTCAAAAAGATTTTTCTTTTACCAAAAGTTCTAGAAGGGTTAGTAACGTTTATTTTTGTTCTAATAAATGTTCAACTAAAACAAATGGCAATGGAAGATCATCTGATTGGAAATTGAGTGTTGACGGTTATGTTTACAAAAGCATAAATGGAAAAAAAGTTTTGCAACATCGAATTGTCGTTGAAAATTTTTTTGGTAGAAAACTGATGCCTTATGAAAATGTGCATCATATCAATGGAATCAAAAACGACAATAGAATTGAGAATTTGGAACTTTGGTTAACACAGCAACCAAAGGGTCAAAGGATTGGGGATAAATTAAATGCGGCAATTGAGTTGTTAAGAGAACATGGTTATATTGTCCATGAACCTTTTAATGGTTTAGTTGATGGTTTACTTTCTGGTGCGGATACGCATCTTTTAAATTAAGGAGCTTGCTATGCCAATAGGCGGCGGCATTTTGCCACAAAGCGGCACGTCACAGTACAACGAGTTAACCTATGTTACCAGACGTGCATTCATTCCCAAGCTGGTTGTCCAGCTTTACAACTCAACCCCCCTTATGGCTGCTTTGATTGCCAACAGTCAGCAAGCATCAGGCGGTGTGAGCCAAGTAACTGTTCCTGTTCAGGGCGCACAGTTCGTAAACGCACAATGGTCTGACTACTCTGGTTCTTTCAACCAGCCTTCAGTCCAGCAAGGTGCTTTCAATGCTGAGTTCAACCTCAAGCTGATGATTGCTCCAGTTCCATTCCTCGGTATGGAAGGTGCGGTTCAACAAGACTACGCTATTATTCCTCTGATCGAAGCTCGTATGAACGATGCGACCAACGTGATGATGGATGCAATGGCAACCGCCTTGTACACCAACTACACCAATACCCAACAATTCATCGGTTTGCCCGGTGCAATTGATGACGGTACTAACCTCACAACTTACGGTAACATCAACCGTTCGACCTACACTTGGTGGAAGTCGAAAGTTTATGCTGCTGGTAACGTCAACCCAACTCGTCAAAACATTCTTCAGTACATTTCTGGTACTGTTAAGAACGGCGCAGAAGTTCCTACTTTCGGCGTTTGCGGCTTTGGTACTTGGACGCTATTGGCACAAGACTACGTTGGTCAGGAACAATACGTCATTACCCCCGGACATGGTTTCGATGGTGACAACAACGGTCCTCAAGCCGCTTTCCGCGCTTTGATGGTTGCCGGTGTGCCGATCTATCCTGATCCATACTGTCCAGAAGGTACGGTCTATTTCATTAACAGCAACTACCTCTCGCTCTACATCCACGAGCAAGGTTCGTTTGTATTCACCGGTTTTGAATCAACTCTACCTAACTGGCAGATTGGTTACGTTGGTGCTGTGCTGATGATTGCTGAATTGATTAGCACCAAGCCAAAGTCAATGACCAGAGTTTCTGGCTATAACTCAATCGCAATCTAAGGAGAATAGTCATGGCTTTAGGTTTAAACAAAATTGTTCTTGCTAACGCAAGTACCAACACCCCCGGTGCGTACTGGCAGCTTACGACCCTAACTGGTAATAACAGCACGACTGTTGTTCCAGCAGGTACGTATCTGTTGTTCCCAACGGCTAACGTTACTATCGAAGCAGTGTCGGCTTACAACACCAACACCGCTTGCGCTACGCCTTCAACTTGGTCAACCCTCATTGCCAATAATACTGGCGGTGTATTGATCTCTGACGGTGTTAACGTTCGTGCAAACGTTATCGTTGCAACCGCTACTACGATTACCTTGGCTACGGTCAACGGTGGTCAGGCAGCGTCCGGTACTTACAATAGTTAAGGAGTAAACATGGCTAATTACGATTCAGTCAGTCAATTCTATCTTGACAGTTTCGGTAATGGTCGTGTTGCTGTCGTAAAAGCCACCGCATTAAATACTACGGGTAACGCAGTTGTTACTTTGCCTATTTTGAGTGGTGGTTTAACTAATGCAAATGCTGCTGTTGGTTCTGGTGCAATTATTGTTCGTCGGATCACCGTTCAAAATGCTACTGGTTCAGTCGCATCGGCAAACGTGTCAATCACAACGACTAATGATGGCAACATTTCAAACGCTGTAGTTGCAAACGTTGTACTGAGTAATTTGACAGGTGGCGGTAAATACCAAGACCTAACAATTAACGGTGCTTACGGCGCAAATACTGCTGTTACTGGCTTTGTCACTCAAGCACTTTATGTCAACGTCAACACTGCTAGTGGAAACAATAACACTGTTGATATTGCAGTTTATGGCGATGTAGTGAGTTTCTAAATGTCTATTATCTACGTAACTAACAATTCTGACAAAATCCTTAAAGATGGCTATTGCGGTCAGTTCTGGAC